GAATGTCGATTTTATTTGCCATGCTTACTCCGTTGGTTTGCCGCCTTGACCCGCTCGTTGCGATCTTCCAGCCAGCGCATCCACCATTCTTCGCTCAATTGCGCTTCCATCTCTTGCGCACGGAGCGGGTCATACCCAGCCGCTTCCAGTATCACTGCCCAATATGGGGGCGAGCCTACTCCGATGCTGTAGTAGTTTCTAAGCTCGCCCCGTTCGATGGGGGGACAATCTCTCGCCTTCCACCAATCAGCGCGAACAGCCCGTCTATCTGCTCTTTCGTGGCATCCAACAAGGCTTCTTTTGCCTCTTCAGGGTCGGACGGCTCTTTCACGTAACCGCTCAAAAAGCTGCAAAGTTTCTCAAAGCGCTCGATCTCATTCGCCGCGTTTTTCTGCGCGGTCTGGAACTCAGCCAGATTCTTCATCCGGCGTAAGTAACCAGGCGTGCGCTCATCAGGCAGTTCAAATACAACCTTCTTTAGTTCAGTCATTCAAGCCCTTTCTACTAAGGTAATGCAGATAAAGCGTTGGTAACAGCAGCCTGGAACATCCCGCCCACAGTCGCGTTATAGCGCCCTCTGAATGTACCGCTCACAATGTCGTTGCCGTCCTGCTCGCCCAGCACGTCAAACGATTCCCACTTGCCAGCAATGTCCAGCGCCAACTTCTTGTTGCTCGTGCCGTCGAAGGTCAGCCGGATGATGCGCGGTGTGCCAGCGCGCCATTTTGCCTTCTCAGCAATCGCGGTCGTGTCATGTTCGAAGGTAATCTGCAAGGTTACTTCGGGTGTGGTCTGCTTGATGAAGCTGAAATACAACGCGCCGTCTGCGGTGTAGACTGGCAGCCAGCCGGTGTTGATGCTCAAGCTCATTCCGAGTAGCTGGTTGGATATTGGAGTGGTAGCGGGGAACGCCTTGACATCATCAATGTACAGCTTGCCCTTGCCAAACAGTATTTCCTCAACTGTTGCAAGCGCGACATTCGCGGTGAACGTGCCAGGCTCAACCTGCCGCCCGACAATTTCCGCGCCCATCATAACCGCTTGCCCAGCTGCGCCAGTCAGGTTGATCGACCGCGCGAAGCCAAACGTAAACTCTTCTTCGCCAGCGTTGTCCCCACCCTCAACCGTATAGGTTGCCAGGTCGGTGGATGGAACAAGATCGGATGACGAGAATGGCATGGCGTAGGTGTAAGTGAATACGCCGTTCGCGTCGGTGGTCGGACTTACGCTCTCAATGCCCATCTCGAATAGATGCGGAAGTTGCTCAAACGTGGCTTCCACCTCATTGAGTGTCAAGGCCGCCTCATAACGAGCAATGTAGGAACGATCTGCGCCGGTCAATAAGCCAACATCCTCGTTCACGAATACCTGCTCCAGATTATCTTGAATCACGCCAGTGCCGCGCCATACAATGTCCGCGGCCGCCTTTGTGCCAGCTGTGCTCTCGCGACCAAGCTGGATTTTTCGCAATGCTTTGATGCCTGCTGCCATTTGTTTTACTCCTCTATGTTATTGGTTGTGACTGGCTTTTCCAGCTCAGCCTTTGATTTTCGCTTGACTTCTTCGTAAAGGTTACTCTTGAGCAACCTCTCTTCGCCAAACTTCTTGACTTCACCCGCGCTAAGATCGCGCGCTGGCACGCCTATCATCCACGCGCCCTTGCCAACATATTTCATTTTCATGCGTGCCTCTTTCTTTTTGGTTTCAACTCGTCATCCAGCACATTGCCGATGTGCCTGACATAACGTTCAACAGTGGTGAGCCGCAAGAATCCAGCCCCATCCACCGCGTTATCCAATACCTTGTCGTCACTCATTGCCTCTTTGTTCTGGCGCAGAATATCGACCAGATTTCCTGCCTTGCAGATAAACTGACAATGATGCGCAACCGCGTAAGCCTGCTTGCCCTGGTAAGTGATGCGCTTATCCATGTCATTCTTGGTGTAATGCACATGGAAGTCCCACTCGCGCCCGATGCTGGTGCAGAAGTCCCGATCCCATTGCTCAGGAATAAACTTGCCCTCTTCGTAGACGGCATACTTGCGCGCCCACTTGATCGTGAAGTTATTGCCCCAGCGCATCTGCGTCCGTACCGGATACCCGCTCACCTGTCCGACATTCGGAAATTGTTTCATCAACTCAACCGACGCCTTGAACCAGTTGGGGTAGTAGTACATGTCATCATCCGCCAGCCCGATAATCGTAGTGGGCGGTACGATCCGCAGCAACCCAGCCCTTGCGCTCGTCAGCCCCACATTCGGACTCAATACCACGCCGTCCGGCCTGTACTCGTCCAGCAGCCAGTCCCTGAACTCAGGGCACGACCCGTTATCCCAAATTAGAATGTCGCAATCCAGCCCCGCATTCTCTCGCATGGTCGTTAGTGAAGTCTTGACCACCTCAAAGCGGTGTTCGTGGTATCCCTCGAAGTTCGGTAAGTGAACAACCGCGCTTGCAACGTAGGGCTTGAATCCCTGCGCTGGCAATGTCCGGTTCGGATTAGTTCCAACTCTCATTTACGTTCCAGCCTTTCCAGCAGTTCAAATAGAACTGCCCATACCTCTGATAACCAATTCCTGATTTCACGCAACAGCTTCATCACGCATTGCCGGCCTTTGTCCTGAACGAATCCATCTTGCTGAGGTCCATGCTCACGTCCAACAACTCGTGGCTGTTGTCTAATTCAATATCAGGAACGGTCTCACGCGCATGGTCTAACATTGTCCTCAATGGCAATCCGACGTTATATACCCCAGTTGCGCCGCCTTTGATAAGCTCGATGAACAGCCCAACAATCACGTCAACATAACCAAAATTCCCGATCTTTGGGTATGCTATTTTGTAAGGAAATGGTTTCGCTCTTAGGGCAGTCCGAAATAATAAATAGTCTTTGCAATATTCCTGAACATAGCCATCCGCCAGTAACTTTGCATAGCCATACCAGTTGCGAGCGTGTACCGGCACATCGCTTTCCTTAGCGCAATGAACCGACCCAGTATAGACAACCTCCGAGCCAATATGCACATATTTTTTCCCGTGCTGATTGCAATAGTTCACCAAGTCAACCACAGCTTTGAGGTTCAATTCCAGATTATTTTGCTTGTCTGAATGGTCTTTTATGAAGCCGGTGCAATTGATGATGCAATCGAATCCGCTCAAATACCGGTTGTATAAGAACGGAATACGCACATCGAACCCGTCATGCCTGCGGGTGACAGACTCCCAGCCGGTCTGCCTTTTCAACTCCGATCCGATTATGCCGTCCCCAAGAATCACGTTATTTGCCATTGTCAAATCCATGTTTCTCAGCTAAATACTTTTCATTAGCCTTTACCTGTTCGGCTAATTCCAGATACTGTCTTTTCCGTTCTTGGTCCCTATAATCCGCATGCCAGATGCCCGTATCAAGTTGCTTGAGCGGGAACCCTGCCTTCATTGCGCGATAGGAGTAATCCACGTCTTCACAGCTATAAACCAAAAACTTCTCATCAAATTCACCGATTGTTTGGTATAAATCGCGTGAGATTATGAATGGCCGTCCAATGCCATAATTGTGCGGGCGGTTGGTCTTATTGGCTTTGCGGATTTCGCCGTTGTAAAAATAGTGCGGGTCAAGTCCTTCCAGCTCGCGGCTGAATGAGCGCGTCAGTTTCATGTCGTTATTGAGCAGCAGATACCAGTCGCAATCCCCTGCCAACCTCATCGCCACATTGTTAGCTTTAGCAACCGAGTAATCCGGTTCTCTTTCAAGCCTGACCTGTGTTATCCCATCCCATTTTGGATAGGGCGGTTCGCTGGCATTGTCTATCAGGATGACCGGTAACTCCGGCTCGTAAAGTCTGATAGACTCGAGCAATGGTACGGTGTCTCGCTCCCAGTTATTGAAGCCCGGGATCAAGATGACAATGTTATTTATTCCAGTCATGCCAATCTTCTTCCCTGAACACATCCAGCTTGCTTCCTGGCGTGAGATTCACTATTTCCCGCCCGGCATCCTCAAATACCTTCTTTGCAATGCGATATGAAGGCTCATTCTTGGTTATTTCAGGCCGGCACCAGGTGTCCGTTGGTTGATAGTAATCAGGCGTAAAATGAGATTTATCTGGACCAGTTTGATGAGTGAGAGCCGGCCCTTCCATAACGTAATAATGGTCTACGCCGATTAACCCAACCCGCTCAAAGCCGTAATAATAAGCAAGCTGCATATTCACATAAGTTATCGTGAATCCGCCGTGCACGTACTCCAGCGGTTTGAAGCTGAAATCGTACCCGCTGATCTGGAAGATAGGATGCGAGCCTGGTACTAAGTGAGCATAAGTGTTGCGGATAAACTTCTCTTTTGAAGTTAGTTTATTGATGTCATCAATGTAGTTGCCAACCCATAACTTATCCACGAAAGAGTAATAATCCGGAGTGAACTTCAAGTAGACGCGGTTTGAGCCGAACGTTGGATATTTAGCCAGAAACTCGTTTGGTATGTCAGCCAGCGAAGGCCCGTTCCCTATAATCAGACAGGTTTTTTTCACGCCACCGCCTCTGCCATGATTTCAACCGCTTTTTGACCGCCGAGCATGCGCTCGTTCTGATCGTGGATCGCCATCAGGTTTTTGCTCTCAATGCTGATGCCGGATAGTAACCCCGCCTTGCCGACCACTTTCACGTAAGTGTCAACCAGTTCGATGTATTCGTCACAGCGTCGGCTTCGGTAGCCTTTACTTGATGCTTGTTCGAGTTCCTTGTCTTTGGCTTTCAGAGCGTCCGAGATTTCTCTCAAATTCTGCTGATGTTCCTGCCATTTGGTCACGCTGGCATGGAACTCGGTTTCGTAGACTTGCTTACTCAAAAAGTACGTGCCGGTTTCAGCTTCCATGATCTTGCAAGCCTTGATGTGCCGTTGGTTGACCTGAAGCGCGCCGTCATTCAGGTTGAATTCGTGAGCCAGGTTCGCGCAATTGTTGGCGTGAGTTTCAAGTGACTTCATTCCAACTTTGTAATCATTACGGAACGCCTCCACAGCATTGGTAAATACCTCTTTTGCGTGCTTATATTCTTCAAGCGTTCTTTTGGCATTCTCAGCCAGCATTTTTGCCCGCTGTTCAAACAATTCAACCGGAATGGTTATGTCACCCTCATATCCGTACAATGGCGACACGTAGAATTGCGGACTGTGAAAGTCAACCTCAATACCTTTGCCGTAAGCGACGCCGCACCAGTAAGCCACACAAGGCCGTTGGTGCGCGTACTCGGTGTTGGTTTCCATCTCAACCCCATAAACCTCGATGCGCTTGTAACCCGCATAAATGGCGTAAGCAATGGCATAAGCGACGGTGGTGGTAAAATACCACTCCGCCCCCGTGAAATAATCCTTCATTTCGTCAAGCGGGAAGCGCTTCGACATAGGAACGTCATCAAAATGATCTGTCATGAAGACGGTGACTTCCCTGTTATTCTGAAGCCACTCGTAATGTTTCGCGTCGTTCCTGTTCTGGCTCGACCTCCACACTACCGGCTTATGCAGTTGCATCACATAATCAGCACGAGCAACCACCCCGCGAGATAGCATTTCGTTCATAACGAACACGTCACAGTCCGCGCGGGTCTGGTCAAACTCGCCCATCGTGCCCTGGTGCATTCCAAGTATTACTGCCGTTTTTTTCAAGTCAAAGCCTTTCTTATGTGGTCGGGTCTTCGCGGAACTTCAATGGAACTTGGAAGCTCGCCATCTGCGTGGTAATGCGATCCCATTGCGCTGGCATGACCTGGAACGTGACCGGGAAGACAATCGTGTCCACTTTGCCGTTCAGGGTCGGATCGCCAGCCAAGCGTTTCAAATAATCAGGAATGATGTTATTGAGTTGCGTATAAGCCGATTTCATGCTTACGCGGCTGACATGGAAGTCAACGTTGACCGTCAGCAATAACCTTGCGGTCGTGGAGTCGTCAATCGAGCCAGTTCCATTGGCGATATAGGTTATCGCCAGCGGTAGCACCGAAGCGTCCTCAGTTGGATACGAAGGCGCGCCCCTTACCGTCTCGGAAGTAATCGCCAGCGCGTGGTATTGCAAGCGGGTTACTGCGTCGTCAATAATGCTCATCAGATCACCACCACATTGTGCGTCTTGTAGCGCTGAAGAAGTATCTTGACGTCTGGGTCAAGCTCCTTCATGTAGTACATCTCACCCATGCTTGGATTAGCGGCGGCGTCCTGGTAGCCTTGCTTGGAGCGCATGAAGAATCTGACCGCCTGAATCTTGCAGGCCTGCTCAACATCCGCCGGTGGTGTAGAAGACCAGCCGAATATGCCGGTGATCTTGACGCCCTTGCGGGTCGTGCCCCACGTTCCTTTTGAGCCGGAGTCGTTGTCAATCACCAGCCCCATAATCGGCATGCCAATCGAGGAGTAGTTGTAGGGCATAACGAAGAAGTCCGTGTCTACCGTCCAGGTGGTGTAGTCCGAAGCTGCCCGCCCGCCTGACTCGCTTACCGCCACGCTGGTCAAACTCACCATCGGGTCGATGTATTGCATCTCTTCACCGCTTGCGTCAAAATAGCGGGTGGTATCATCGATAGTCGGGTAGAAGTAGTTATCCCAACCGCCCACGTAGCGATCAATCAGGCGTGACGCGGCAGTTACCATATTTCCCAACACTGTGTCGTAGGTATCATCCGTCACGTCAAAAAGCGGTGAATCGGGGATGTCCGCCTTGATTTCTGCCACTGTCACATAATCTGCCATAATTTCCTCTCAATTGCGGGGGAGTAAGACTCGCGTCCTACTCCCCCCAGGTAATGCTAAAACTTAGGTGGTCGCGCTGATGTGATCAGCCTGCGGATAGCGATCTTCGACTAACGCATTAACCGCGATGCCGGCTTGGGTGATAAGCCCGGTGCCGTCAACAGCGATTCTCACGCCCTTAGCGGTTGAATGCAGAACCGGAATTGAAGCCGGGTCAACGTCAATCACAATCGACTTGCCGTCGTCTACAGCACTGAATGTCATTCCAGAAGCAGTAGCAGCGGTGATGTCGCCCCAATCTTCATTCGTGCCCATAACACCGGACAAACGATAGGAGAAGGGAACTGCCACGTCTTGAGCGTCGGTTGTATTACCGAGAGTGTCGGTAGCAATGACGGTCACAGTGCCAATATCAGACGAGTCTGAAGTCATCACGCCTAAATTGACCAGGAATGTGACCCAGTGGGAATTTTTAAGCCCAACCGCGTACGAACGAATCGCAGTAGTTGAACTTGCCGGTGAAAATACCGGAACAATATGGAGTTTTTCAGCATATCTTGCCATCACTCACCTCCGATTAGGTTGAAGCCGACAATGCCACAAACGGGCTGACAGTGTTGACAGCATCGTAAGCAGTAATTGGGGCGTTGTAGTAGGGTTGACCATCGACACGATAAACAAAGCGGAACGCTGTTTCGTCATAGTCAAACTTGATGTGAATGCTGGAAGCGGCCTCAACTCCACCCTTAGTGATAAGGGCATAAGCGGAAGGTGAAGCGAGCAGAATATCGCCAGCAGTGCCCAAATTCGGGCAGTATTCGTTCTCAATAACTGGCCGTCCGAGCAAGGTGCCAAAGGGAACGTCAGGTCGTACGCTCGGTGCGTAGACTGGCATGTCGCCAATGGTCATGTTCAGCAATTGCGGGTAAACGGCAGGATTCACGAACCACACGTAATCGTTGTAGCCGGTAAGTCTGCGTGCCCACATGCGACCAATATCATAAGCGTCAATCTGTGAAGCATCAGTGCGGGTGGCACTGATCAATGAACCAGATTGCAGGATGCCCAAAGGCTTACCAACGCCGTCACCGTTGATGATCGCGGCTTCTACATTGAAGCGCAATTCATTCGGAACTTCGTTGCCAATCCAACTTTCCAATGCGGATGCATCGGCAAGCAACTCATCGGTAGCGTAGCACAAGGCTGCTACTTTCTTGAGTTTCAGGTCGATCTGGCGGAACTTGGGTTTGCTTGCACTCTTCTGAGCGGCTTCAGCCAGCCAGTAGCCTTGCACGCCACCCATCCGAGAGCCATTAGCGCGTGAAGTTTCGTCCACAGCGTTGATGGTCAGGGAGTTGCCAGAAACACGAATTGGGTTGAACCGGCTCAATACAGAACCAACGCTCCACATATTACTGTGAATGCCGGCTGCAATTTGAGGTGGTAACAAGTACCCGCCCTGTGAGGGTGTCGCTTCGTTTAGCCCCGTTGCCTTGAATGGCAACAGCCGTCGCTCTTCCTGTCCGGGATACATTTCAGCCATTTTGACAGCCTGGAAAAACTCGGCTGCGGTGAATGGGTTTGCTTTGAGTGAGCGGTCTGTTTCGTCTTCAACGACTTCGGCGTACCCACCCTTGATTTTCGGTTGTGCTTCTTCGTAAGCCTTGATAGCTTTCTCAGCAGCCTCTTTTACGAGTGCCTCAACGTCAATAGGCGGTGAGGACTTGATTTCTTCTGCCATGATTTCCTCCTCATGGGTAGTTGCCTCGGGCGTTTCCGCCTCCGGATAAATTGATTTCATTGGTATTGCGGTGTTTCGGTACTCGGCTGGCGACTTAGTTAGCGTTGCTTCTGCCAATGGCCATGTAGCGATTCGTGTGCCCCCCAATCCAGATTCCTTTGCTACGAGCGAACCGCCCGCCTGACTCGACCAACCGAGCTTCCCAGCTTCAGCCAGTTCGTAAATCTTGCGTTCGTATTCATCCCGCAACTCCAGTTGCGCTTCAAACCAAACTCCGATGTCGTCAAAGCGTTCAATTTGCCCCCGCCCTAACCGCCGGCTTTTTATCACCGGGTCGTAGCCGTGCTCGAAGTACACCGGCAGTCGGTCACCCTCGCTGATGCCAAGATCAGTTTCTTTAGTGAAATAATCACCGGTCAGGTCAACGTCACCGTCACCGCCCCAGCGCACTAAATAGCCACCAACCTTGCCCTCGCCAAGTGCTTTTACCGCATCTCCAAAATACACCATAGTGTCCATCGACACCTCCTTAAACCGATAAAGCCAAACGTCCGCACGATAATTCGTGCTTTGTTTTGGCTTCAGAACCCTCTGACCACCAGGTCTACCACCGCGTTACCCAACGCCCATGACAGCCTTATGTATTCAGTTGTCTGTAAATAAACTTAGAGTCCTAACTCCTTCATTGCCTTGTCAACACCTGCTTTGGCCTTGCGTTCAATTTCCCCCGCACGATCCCGTAAGCGTTGCCCGACAGTCCACCAGCCGATGCGTTTGTGCATCCGCGCTTGATCTGTATCCCCTAAAACGTAACCGGCGTAAGGCACGGCATTTACCACCAGTGAATCAGCACCCTCGCCCATCTTTGTCCAACCTTGTCGCAATGTCTGCGTTCTGCTCGGTGCGCCTGGTCTGATAGCACCCTCGCGGATTTTAGCCATAACATACTTGCGTTGCTTTTCGCTGAACCAGTTGCCATAAGCTGACTTGAATGGCACGTAAGCGTAAGGCACATATTCCTTCATGACGTTCAGAACGTAATCGCTGACCATGTTGCCAGCCCCGTCCTGCGCCTCTTTCGGGAATCGCTCCAACTTGCCCCGCAATTCCTCAAGCCCGTCAATGACAATGTCAACTGGCATCGCTTGCCTCGCCTGTCACTCGAATGCTGTACGGATTCCAAATCCGCGCCCGCTCAACACAATCAGGACAATGCTCTGCAACGCCCAACCGCCAGTAAGCATCATATCCACCAGAAACGGGAACTATATGCCATTGACACTGGCAATTCACCAGACAGGCGGTTGACCCGTCCCCAGGATAGGCCGGTAAGTCAAGCGGAATGTCGGAAGTAAAACCTCGCCAGAATGCCTCGCTTGCAGAATTGATGTACATTTTCAAGCGGGCATTGATCTGCGCCTGCGACAATTCCCCACGTGCAATCTGCTCAAGGAATGGGTTGAGGTAGTTGTACTGCTCATGTAACATGCCGCCGATGCTGCCCCAATCCTTCTGAGTCATGCTGTTACGCCCGCCTGCACCCATGACATAATTGTCAATGTAAGTTTGGCGGAGTATGTCTTTCACTTGCTTCTCGTAAGTGAAAATGTCAATCGTGCCTGTTGCGTAGACGTTTGTAAGCCCTTCCATGCGCGTCTTCTGAACAGTCATGAATTCGGCACGCAAGGCGGTCATGTCGTCAATGCCAACAAACCGCCCCGTCTCCGGCGAGCGGTAACGCTTTACTGAATCATCCCAATACCACAGCGGTTTAGTTGGCATCGTCTTCCCGTTTTACTTGCGCGTCCAGCAAGCCCTTGTACTCAGGCATAACGTTATCCCACACCTTAACCGCAAGGTTGATCTCTGCTTCGGTAATTTCTTTGTACTCACTCGGAATGAATGGCTTGCTGCCCGTATAAGGCGGCAACTTCTTGTGTTTGTCTTTTGAACCCGGTGCTTTCATGAACGCCTCCACATCGCTGAATCCCTGCTTGATGCAACCCTCACAGTCTGCATAAGCCAGCATGGACTTTACCATGTCAGCGATGGATTCGGGTATGTAAGCGCTATCGAACTCGCACAGCGCCGGCTCCCCGTTGCGCGCCTGTGTGATCGCCTTTGCCTGCCACAACTGCAAGTCATCCTGGATTATAACCCAAGCGGCCTTCCCGTCAATATATTCGAACAGGTCAGGGTAGCGTTTCACGCTCTCGCGCAAGGCTTCCAGAATCAGGGATTTCACGCCGCTTTCAATCATTCGCGAATATACTCCGTGTCAATCCAAATCTCACCAGCACCAGACATAGTTGGAACAACGTAATCAGTTGGAACTTCAAACGAATGTATGTTTTCACCAAACCTTTCTGCATACCCCTCTGCCGCTCCTAAAGTTGAGAAAAATGAAACAACACCTTCATCAACACCGCCAACACGATATACGGTAACAAATTTAGGTATGTTTTCGCCGTATTCTTGCTTGAGCAAATATTCGTGGAGTTCCTTAATCCCAAGTGCATATCGGTAAGCCCCAACCTTAGCGTCATAATCAACGCCGCCAGTCCATTGGTAAGCCCATTTCTGGAACGCCTGCAAATCGAGAGCCAAGTCATCTGATGTATATGGTTTTTCGACAGATTCCTTTTCTTCGTCACCACTAAACCAATCATTAAAATAGCCTGAAGGAGCATTCCAGCGGTTCGCATCCGTCCATTGGCCACCGTCCGAGTGCCCACCAGGAACGCGCGGTTGGTCTGGGGAGTACTTCACCTCAACAGCCTCCACCGCCTTGTTCAGCGCATCGGCTAACTCGCGCAACTGACGGTCTGGCGTGTCAGGCATGTTCAGGTCAAACGCCCGCTCAATCTCGGCAGTAGTTTTACATCCAGGCAGTCGGTC